GTTTCTCAGACACCATCATGCTCACCAATGAAATGAATAGAAATCATTTTCTTGATAGAGATATGCAGTTTCAATTTCTAATAAATAGTATTAGGTCTAAGAAAAGGTTTACTCCTTTTCTAAGAGCTAGTAAGATTAAAGACATTGAGTGTGTAAAAGAGTATTATGGTTATAGTAATGAAAAGGCCAAGACTGCTCTCGATATACTCACCAAAGAACAATTGAAATTAATTAAAGATAGTCTATACAAAGGTGGGACAAAATGAATGAACTAGATAATAGTTGGCATCCTGAGAAGATGCTAGAAGTACAGTTAAAAGAGCCAGATGATTTCCTAAAGGTTAGAGAAACCCTAACAAGAATTGGCGTTGCCTCGAGGAAAGACAAGAAGTTATTCCAATCATGCCATATTCTACACAAACAAGGAAGATATTTCATAGTGCATTTCAAAGAGTTGTTTGCCTTAGACGGCAAGTTTTCTAACTTCTCTGAGAATGACCTTGAAAGAAGGAATACTATTGCTCAACTGTTGAGTGATTGGGGTTTGATTACTATACTAAATAAAGAGAATGCTGAAAACAAGGCACCTCTATCACAGATTAAAGTACTTGCGTTCAAAGATAAGAGCGACTGGGACTTACAAGCAAAATACAACATAGGTAAAAAAGTAGATGACGAAGGCGCCGAAGTTTAGAGATTTTATTACCGAAAAAGTTGAGAGAAGTAATATACATGTTGCTGTCTTAACTAAGGGTAACGCCACCAGTAAAGGTGTTGTTAGTAATATGATATTGAAGGAGTGTGAAAGAAGAAACATTCCTTGCGATATCATTAATACACAAGAAGCATGGGTATCAAAAAATGACTTAGAAAAAGGCACACTACTTGTATCAAACCTTGATGGTGAAGATACTGAAGTGGAGTTTCAACTTTCAGAAACCATTTGTTTTGTTCGTGCTGGTGTTCTTGAAGATGAAACTGGTCTTGCATTACTCTCAACATTTGAAAACGCTGGTGCGTTTATGATAAACACTAGAGATGGTATGTTGACATGTGATAATAAAATGTCTGCCTATATTTCTTTTGAAAGAGATAATATACCTACTCCAAGAACTGCTCTTATATCAACCGAAAAAGGATTACTACACGCCCACGAAAGACTGGGTGGTAAATATCCTGTGATTATGAAAACACTTACAGGTACTCAAGGTATCGGTGTGTCAATCGTTGAGTCTGAAAAGAGTATGGTTTCAGTAGCACAATCACTTTGGAAGTTTGGTGCTGCACTTCTACTTCAAGAGTTTATGAAGTTTGATTTTGACATTCGCACAATCGTAGTGAACGGTAAAGTCTTAGCGTCTACAAAAAGAACTAGTGCTAAGAAAGACTTTCGTTCTAACAAACACAGAGAAGCAACTACTGAAGCATATAAGTTATCAAAAGAGGAACGCAAACTAGTTTTAGATGCCGCTCGTTCTGTTGGTGCCTATATGGTTGGTGTAGACCATGCGATAGTTAATGGTGAATACTATGTCTTAGAGTGTAATGGTTCTGCTGGACTTGGTTCAGACTTTGGATTATATAATACTTCTAGGGATGACGAATCGTATGTCGGAAAGACTAAAGGTGAAACTGTAGTAAAGGAGTTATTTGATTACATCTCTCAAGATGTTCATAGAAAATACTCATTTAATAAAGAGGCAGGATTTCACGAAAGAATTAGTATTGATGGCTACGGACCTGTTCGAGCAAAGTTTGATACAGGAAACGGCACTCATGCATCCTTGTTTGTAGTAGACAAGATTGATGTTAAAGGTAAAGTTGTTAAATGGGAAAAAGACGGCAAGAAATTCACAAGTAAATTACAAGGCACATCTCATCCAACTCACAATGAAAAGATTGATGAAAGACCTATTGTTCTTGTAGATATTACTTTCAACAATAAATTCTATACAGATGTTCCTATAGGGTTATCAATAAAAGATTCTAAAAGTACATTTCTTATCAACAGAGATTTGCTGACTAGATTTAAAGTAAATGTAAACCCCAACAGAAAGTTTGTTCTTTCTGATTGGATTGAAAGAAGTGATGGCAATGACTCAGAAGGAATTAATATCAGTAAATTCAAAAAATAATTTGTCTAATCGCTTGACAAATCAATCAGACTACTGTATAATAGTCTATACTAAATCATGAAAAGGAGAAACAAATGGCACAAAATCATCAAACTCAAAACCCATTATTCAAAGCACTAATTAAGCAATACGAATCAGAAGTTGCAAGTGCGTTTGCTACGCTAGTAGTTTATTTTGACAACCCTGTTGCGATAGGTGAACACCCTCAACACATAGAAGAAATGGATAAACTAGTTGCTAAGATAGCAGATGCTGAAGATAAAATTCAAGCAATAAACTCACACTTCAACAATACTCAAATATAATTAATGAAGTTCTACACAAGTGTACTTCCTTACAGGGGGCGGTTGTTAGTTCGTGGTGTTGATAAAGATGGCACTCAAAAGAAATATAGAATTAACTACAAGCCCTCACTTTTTGTCCCAGTCGGCAAAGAAACAAAGTATAAGACTTTAGATGGTCGTTATGTTGAAAAGATAAAGTTCGACAGTATGCCTGAGGCGACTAAGTGGGTGAACGAGTATAAGCATGTTACTAACTTTGAATACTTTGGCAACACAAGACATCAGTATCCATTTATCGCTGAGGAGTTTGAAGGCAAGATAGATTGGGATATGAATCAAATCAAAATGCTTTCACTTGATATTGAGTGTGAGAGTGAGAATGGTTTTCCTAATCCAGAGAAAGCAGACCAGCCTCTAATCTGTATTACAGTAAAAGACTACACAACTAAAAAGATTATTGTGTTCGGCATGGGCAACTTTGTCAATGATAGAGAAGATGTTCAATACATCAACTGCTCAACTGAAACTCATCTTGTTGAAACATTCACTAAGTTTTGGGTTGAATACAATCCTGATATCATCACTGGTTGGAATGTAAAGTTCTTTGATATACCTTATCTGATGAATCGTTTTCGTTATCTTATGGGTGATGAATGGATTAATCAATTCAGTCCGTGGGGTGTTGTTGAACAGCGTTCTGCAGCTGTTTTGTTTGCTTCGAGAGAACAACAAGTATGGAATATAATGGGCGTTGATACTCTTGACTATCTTGACCTGTATCGTAAGTTTACATTTGTCAGGCGAGAGAGTTACAAACTAGATTATATCGGCGAAGTTGAACTCGGCGAAAACAAGAACGAGAATCCGTATGATACTTTCAAAGAGTTTTATGCTAACGACTATCAAAAGTTTGTTGAATACAATATTCAAGATGTTGAACTCGTTGATAAGTTAGAAGATAAGATGCAGTTGATTCGTTTGTTCTTGACTATGGCGTATGAGGCAAAAGTCAACTATCAAGATGTATTCGGTCAAGTAAGAATATGGGATTGTATTATCTATCATCACTTGCGTTCAAAGAACATTGTGCCGCCCGCCATACAAGAATCAAAAACATCTAATGGTTATGAAGGCGCTTATGTGAAAGACCCTGTTGTTGGTTTTCATGATTGGATTTGTAGTTTTGACTTGAACAGTCTATATCCACATTTGATTATGCAGTATAACATATCGCCAGAAACAATGGTTGGGTTTGAACCTAATCGTGTCAATGTTGAAAAGATGTTGAATCAAGAATCTGATTTGTCTGACCTTGATGGCCGAACTATAACGCCAAACGGCGCTCAGTTTCGAACTGACAAACGAGGTTTTCTTCCTGAAATCATGGATACTTTATATCAAGAACGAGTCGTTTATAAAAAGAAGATGATTGAAGCACAGAAGATGTTTCAAAAGACTGGCGATAAGAAGTATGAGTATGAGATTTCAAAGAATCATAACATTCAGTTGGCAAGAAAACTCTCATTGAATAGTGCCTACGGTGCAATCGGCAATCAGTATTTCAGATACTTTGATGTTCGCCATGCAGAAGGTATTACAATGGCTGGGCAACTTGCGATTCGATGGATTGAAAGAGATGTCAATGACTTTCTAAACAATCTATTAAAGACAAAGAATGTAACTTATGTTGTTGCTTCTGATACTGACTCTATCTACATTCGATTGGGTGAAGTTGTAAACGCAATATTCAAAGACAAATCTGACACAAGAAAGATTGTAAGAGTCATGGATAAGTTTTGTGAAGAAACGATACAACCTCAAATCGACAAGTCGTTTGATAAACTTGCTAAATATGGACAGGCATATGAGCAAAAGATGATTATGAAACGAGAAGTGATTGCAAACAAAGGTATCTGGACTGCAAAGAAACGATATATTTTGAATGTGTATAACGAAGAAGGCGTTGAACTAAAAGAGCCTAAACTCAAAATCATGGGCATCGAGGCCGTTAAAAGTTCTACGCCTGCCCCATGTCGAGTTAAGATTAAAGAGGCGCTAAACTTCATCATGAACAAAGACGAAACTGCATTGATTGAGTTTATAGAAAAGTTTAGAAATGAGTTTAAGAAGTTGTCGCCTGAATCAATCGCCTATCCTCGTTCATGTAATAATCTGAAAAAGTATAGTTCGACAACAACAATCTACCAGAAGGGAACGCCGATGCATGTTCGTGGCGCTTTGTTGTATAACAATCTATTGAAGAAAAACAAGTTAGTGAAATATGAAACTGTAAAAGATGGCGATAAGATTAAGTTTATTCAGTTGATAGAACCTAATCCGTTGAGAGAAAACATCATATCTTTTATCGGCACATTGCCAAAAGAGTTTGACTTGCATAGATATATTGACTATGATATTCAGTTTGATAAGTCGTTCTTAGAACCATTACGATTTATTGTTAATGCAATCGACTGGAGTTTTGAAAGGCAGTCAACACTAGATGAGTTTTTCTAATGACAGACGAAGAACTAAAAGATTTTATGGAATATTTTAAAGACAACTTGCCAGACCCCGAACATTATCCTCATAAGGTAATGTGGTTAATGAAATGGTATCAATCAATAGTTTTAAGGAATAGAAATGGAAATACAGACAGCAACAGCAAATAAATCGGCAAAAATTATTATTGATTTTTTCAGTAATATTGACCGAATTGATGATTACTTTCGACTAAGAAAGATTGAAAGAGTTAAGAACTTGCCGCCGTCTATTCCTGGTTTCGGTTTAGAAGATGAGATATTTCAAGACTATGATATGCCGCCTAATGATATGGACATTGAAGTTACACAGATTGACAATCAAACATTTGATGCGTTACTTGAAAAGACTGCCAGTTTTAGTCCAGACAATGCGCCAGGCAAACAACTGAAACTAGTTATCAAAGAGAAAAAAACAAATACTGTATTAGGTTTTATTAAACTAGGTTCGCCTTTGATTAACTCTAAACCAAGAAATAACTATCTTGGCGATACGCCAGACTTGAAAATCTTTAACAAAAGAGCTATAATGGGTTTCATTATTGTGCCAGTACAACCATTTGGGTTTAACTATCTTGGCGGTAAACTATT